CGTACGGGAACTGTTTCTTATGCAGGGCAGGCAGAGGGGATTGCGCTGCGTCTGGCAGAGATTATAAGGCAGATTGCCAATGAAGAGCATAGTTGAGCGGGATCCGGCTGAGAGATGCTTCCTCTGCGGAACCTGGGGACAATTAGAAAAGCATCATATCTTTGGAGGCCCTAACAGGAAATGGTCTGAAAAATACGGCATGACCGTCCATCTCTGTCCGGTATGCCACCGGGACAACCGCAGGGGAGTGCACGGGGATGCTGAGAAGATGCTGGCTCTTCATCAGACCGGGCAGAGGGAGTTTGAGCAGAAATACAGCCACAAGAAGTTTATGCAGGTGTTTGGGAAAAACTACCTGGATACAGAGGAAACCTAATGGATCTTATGACAGAAGCCAGGAGCATAGAAAGCAAGCCGGACGGCGAACCGGTGGAGCGGATTGGACGCTATCAGAATGGGAACCGGATCTATATATTCTATCGGGAAAATGCAGGAAATATCTGGTACGAGACCCGGTTCCTGATGGGCGAAAAGGAAGTTTCGGAATATGAATCCATTTTTGGAGAAAGGAAAAGAAAAAGACGATGAACCGAGTAATACTGATGGGACGCCTTACACGGGATCCGGAAGTGAGATGGTCGAGAGGAGAAAGGGCGATAGCAATCGCAAGGTACACTCTGGCGGTAGACCGAAGGAGCCGCAGGAATCAGGACGGAAATTCTGAACAGACTGCCGATTTTATCAACTGCGTGGCATTTGACCGTGCTGGGGAATTTGCAGAGAAGCATTTCAGACAGGGGCAGAGGATCCTGATATCGGGACGGATCCAAACCGGAAGCTATGTCAACAAGGATGGACAGAAGGTATATACAACAGAGGTCATAGTAGACGAGCAGGAGTTTGCGGACAGCAGAGGCCATTCTGCACCAGCTGAAAGACCGGCACAGGGAACCGATATCGGGGACGGTTTTATGAGCATCCCTGAGGGGATAGAGGATGAGGGGCTGCCATTTACTTAAAGGAGAAGGAATGAAAAATGGAGATGCAATAAACGTCAATAAACGATACAGGATAACCTGCCCGTATTGCGGAAAGACTCAGTATGCGTGTTTATCAATTGCTCACACATGGGGGATTGCTGATGGAGGTAGAGGGATATGTTTAGAATGTAAAAAGGTTATGACACTGGTGTTTGACTATGAAGCTGAGGCAATGACGGCTAAAGCGAAGGAGACTTAAGGACTTTTGGAGGCGTGAAATGGTAACAGATCTAAGCAGATTTAAAGTGATATATGGGGAAAAGGTACTGAATGCCGGAGACTTCCGCAAGCAGATCTGGCAGAGGCACAGGGAGTGGTAGGGCTGTGCACTATGTGTGCATTTAGAAAAGGAATGGAAAATTAAGATTTGGAGAATAAAATGTTGACACATTTAAGTTTATTCTCCGGCATTGGGGGACTGGATCTGGCGGCAGAATGGGCTGGAATACAGACGGTGGGACAGTGTGAATGGGCAGATTTTCCTACAAAGGTACTTGAAAAGCGCTGGCCCGATATCCCACGTTGGAGAGATATAAGGACATTAACGGGAGAAAGTTTCTATGAACGAACAGGATTACATACAGTTGACATTATTTCAGGAGGATTCCCCTGCCAGCCATTCTCTGTTACCGGGAAGCGGCAGGGCAAGGAGGATGACCGCTATCTCTGGCCGGAAATGCTTAGAGTTATCGAAGAACTCAGGCCCTCTTGGGTTATTGGAGAAAATGTTGCTGGAATCATTAGAATGGCACTCGACGATGTGCTTTCTGACTTGGAAAACCAAGGTTACGCCACAAGGACGTTTGTATTACCAGCTGCAGGTGTTGGAGCCATGCACAGGCGATATCGGACAGCGATTGTTGCCCACACTGACTGCATCGGAGTGGAGAGGAACGGCAAAAAACAGATATTGGGGGAGTCACACATATCGGTCAGACAAATTAGGGAGCCGTTTCAGGACGCAGAGCGAAGATATGACACATATCAATCCAGATTATGCCGAAGTTTATATGGGATTCCCAATGGGGTGGACCGTGTTAGATCATTGGGAAATGCAGTAGTACCACAGCAGTTCTATCCAATATTTCAGGCAATAGCAAACATAGGACGATATTAAGGTTTAGGAGGTGTGAAATGACACTAATTAAGGCGTTAACGGTAAATATGGCAATATCTGCTATCTGGTACGGATTAGAGTGGATGCAATATAAAGAGCTTCAGTGGGATAGAGAGTGCGACAATATTGTATGGACGTTGTATCTTTTGGTTTTATGGTGGCTATTTGCACATCAAAACTGACATTTAACACAGGAGGGGATTACCATAAGACATTGTTATATGGATAATGGCAGAGGATTCTGTGACGGTCAAAGAACCCGGAAAGGGAATATATTCAGAAAGTGTTGGGGATGTCCATATTTGCAAGGAGGCGGTACCATTGGACAAGATAAAAAAGAGGGACATGAAATTAAGCGACTATAATATATCCCGCGCCAAATACAATGAATTAAAGTATTTCTGTATGCAGTACGCTGAAAAAAAGAGAGAACTTGAAAAAGGGTATGGCCTGAATGCGATTGTTAATGATGGAATGCCAAAAGGGAATATGTCAGGAAATCCTGTGGAAAGAGCAGCTATACATAATACTATGCTGCGGGCGGACATTGAACTGATAGAGCAGACGGCTATAGAAGCAGATTCAGAAATTTACCCATGGATACTTAAGAATGTAACAGATGGTTTGCCATATGAATACATGGATGTTCCTATAAACAGAACAGACTTTTATTGTATCAGAAAATACTTTTTTTATTTGCTTTCCCTAAAAAGATAAAAAAATGTGCACTAGAAGGGGGTACATCCGTGATATTATGATAGCATGGAAATGGGTAAAAGAACTGCCATACTCTCCTTTGCTAGAAGCCTCCGCACGATTGCGAAGGCTTCTAGTTTATCAACATATTGTGCATAAAAAGTGGATAAATACAAAATGTGGAGTGCTTTTGTGAAAATCATAAGTGCTCATCTCGACACAGCTCATCAAGCGTGACGCCGAGAGCATCAGCTAATTTGATTGCCGTTGATATCCGGCCGTCGCCACGGGATTCCAAGTCCTGGATTGTTCGGCGGGGCACTCCGGAAAGCTCTACAAGCTGAGGAACCGACAGCCCTTTTCCGGTACGTATTTCTTTTAATCGCATTTCCGTGCCCTCCTTGAACAGATAAAGTAGATGACTGTACAGACGAGTAGGGAAAGCCATTTAAAGCAATCGAAAACAGTAGGGGCATAGAATTCGCCATTGAAGCCCTCATAAAGAAAAAGGATGGCAAGGGCGATTAAAATGTTACGGTAAATTTTCATAGTTTATTTTAGCAAATGATTGTGCTATATTATAAGTGAGGAAGAAAGGGGCCGAAGCCCCTGTTCTTACTTCTTTTTTCTTTTAGACCTTTTGGATTTGTTTTCCTGCTTCGTCTTAACTATCAGGCAGATGGCGGTGACGAGCGCAAGAAACGCTTCCGAAAGGTCTTTGATGATCTCACTTATGGATTCATTCATTTGCTTTTCCCTCCTTTCTATGGTTAATTATAGCACGTATTTACGTGCTTGTCAAGCATAAATAAATGATTTTAAAAGGGTAGGTGTGACTATCCTTTTTTTATGCAACGCTTATGGGAGAAAAAACGGGTCCTTCCAGCCCCCTACCCCCCTATGCGGGTCGCGGAAGGCCCGGTATTTTTCTCTGTACAGACATTTTTTTTACGGCACTTCCTTCCGCTTTTGGGGCGCTGCATGGGTAGTAGAAAAATATGGAAGGGGGGAGATACAGGAGGGGCAGAAAAAATATGATTGTGAATCAAAAGGAATTGGCGCAATGCCTTGGAATATCAAGCAGAAGAGTGCGTGCGCTGAGAGAAGAAGGGCTGTTCCAAACCGCCCAAAATGGACGAGGATATCCACTCGAAAACTGCGTTCAGGAATATATCGAATATAAGGTAAATGCGGAACTGGGACGCAGTGCATTGATCTCTAAGGAGAAAGTGCAGGCGGAACACGAAGAAGTGAAGCGGCAGATCTCTCTGCTGAAGCTGAGAAAGCTGAGAAGAGAGCTGCATGAAGCGGCCGATGTGGAATTTTATCTATCGGATATGCTGGTCCGTTTTAAAAACAGGCTCCTTGCACTGCCTTCCAAACTTGCTATGGAGATTGCAGGCCTGGAGGATATCAACGATATCATACAGATCATACAGAAAAATATGCTGGATACTCTGGAAGAACTTTCGGAATATGATCCGGATGAGATCGACCAGGGAGATGTATATTTACCCGAAGAAGATGAGGAAGGAGAGGAAGAGGAGGAGTAAGCACGCATGAGCCAGAGAAGCCGGTCGAAAATAAAAACAAAGAAATTATTTAAACGAGTTATACGGCATACGCTGGCAAAGCCGGAGGAGCTTACGGTCAGCCAGTGGGCGGAAAAATACCGTGTATTGGATGATTCCAGTAATATTTCAGGAAAGTGGTCGAATAGTGTGACGCCCTATCTGGTGGGGATCATGGATGCGATCAATGACCCTTATATACGCGAGATTTATTTCTGCAAATCCTCACAGATCGGCGGTACGGAGGCTCTTATCAATATTTTATGCTACCTTATCATGGAGCAGCCGGCCCCTACGATGATCGTTTATCCTTCTGATGATCTGGCTAAGGATATCTCAAATGATAAATTAAAACCGGCGTTCCGGCTGATTCCGGAAATACGGAAAGTGTTTTTTGAGAACAGCTCCAAAGAGCTGCGGTTAAAGTTCAAAACGATGGTCCTGTATCTGCGCGGCGCCGGATCGCCGGCAAAACTGGCGTCGAAAGCAATTAAATATCTGTTTTTTGATGAGATCGACAAGATGGGCGGAGCTTCCAAGAAGGAGGCTTCGCCTTTTAACTTGGCGATGGAACGAATCAAAACCTATAAATCCCAGAGTAAAGTATACGCCTGCTCCACGCCTACACTGGCTACAAATTATATATGGAGCCTGCACGATAATGCGGATGAAGTCCGCCATTACCTGGTACCCTGTCCGCATTGTGGAGAGATGATCGAGCTGAAATTCAGCAGCATTATATTTGAAAAAGACGAAGAAAAGAAACTCAGCCCATATGACCGCGCGAAAACAGCGGTGTATGTCTGCGATAAATGTGGATGCATCATTGAAGACAGCGCGAAACCCGGAATGTTAAAAAAGGGGAAGTGGGTCGCAGTAAAAAAGAGGGGAGTTGGAAGACCGAAAAGCATAGGATATTGGATCAATTCCCTTTACAGTGTGTTTGTTACCTGGGCGGATGTGGCAGAGGAGTATATAAAGTCAAAAGATGATCCTGAGCTTTTACAGAATTTTGTTAATTCATGGCTTGCAGAACCGTGGGAAGACACAAAACTGAAAACAAGTAAGGATACGGTAATGGAGCGCCAGACGGAAATTCCAAAGCTGATCATTCCAGACTGGGCGGAACTGCTTACGGCGGGCGTGGATGTTCAGG